CCGTATGCATCCAAAGGACTTTGTGCAGCGGGAGTGCCTGTCATCATCCACAGCCACGTGTTATCCTGTACTATCTTATTTAAAGTCTTCCATCTCTTTGTCTGTGCATTTTTGTAGTGGGTGGCTTCATCTACAATTATTAAGTTAAACCCACCTTTCTTTATCTCATCAGATACTATCTCAACACCATCGTAGTTTATTATTACAAAATCTGCGTTGTTGTTTATTATCTTCTTTCGTTTACTGGCTGTGCCGTATGCTATGTCTACAGTCCTATGTGGTGCAAAACTAAATAAGTCAGCACCCCAAGCAGAATCCATAATTGATAAAGGACATATTACAAGCACTCTATCTATCTTGCCCTCACTCATTAAATAGTCTGATGCCCATATCGCACTGGCAGTTTTACCCGTACCCTGTTCATTAAAACAAAAAGATTTCTTGTTGATGGTAAAGAATGATGCTGTAGTCTTTTGGTGAGCAAATGGCTTATGGTTCCCTGGCCAGCCATATTGTCTGTGTATAGGTGATGGCACGTTAATATTTAAATCTTTTAGAGTCTGTGCTTCCTCTAAACCCCAGTTAACAACAATGTCATGGGCTGATAGTTTACGACTTTTGGGTATTGCTTCTATGACTTTAAATGGATTGCGTAACTTAAGCAGTAACGCTTTACCGTTAAATATTCTCAAAATGTTCTCCTTCGCAACAGACTAACAGTCTGCGTTTAATAATAAACAGATTAAAATAACGATTTAAATCCGTTGACTACTTCTTCTTTTTCTTCTGCCCGTTTCTACTTCTATTCTTAGACGGACTCTCTAATTTATAACCATCCTTATTGCTACCACCCTTGCTCAACATCTTCTTATGGCTAACGTCTTTGCCTTTTCTGTTAACACCTTTTTTGTCTAAGGCTCTTCTTGCACGTTGACGTTCCATCCTGTTTGGATGCTCATTTCGGGCTTTTTGCTTCTTGTATTCTTTTTTATAAGGTCTTGGGGATTTAGTGTAAGGCATCAGTTACTCCCATTATGTATACATTCTATAACAACGCAGTGTCGTTTACACAACCCACTTGGGTGTGCGTTCCACACGTCTTTATCATAAGCTGTTCTCATACGCTTAAAGTTTGATATCCATTTTTTCCATAGTGTTACAATAATATCATCAGTGTAGGTTTGTGCAATAAAATTATTAGATACCACAAACAATAGCCCTGCGTTTATCTTCTTTACATTCGGGAAGTACCTAAATGTTGCAAGTGCCATAAGTTCTAACTGACCTTTATCAGCATACAATGCAGACTTACTTGTTTTGTAATCTACAATCCATGCTTTCTCACCATCAATTATAGCCAAGTCAACGATACCACGCCACCAAACATCATCAGCATTAAAGTCGCATGGTTGAAGTTTTTTCGTAAGACCCATCTTCATCTCACAGTATCGCTTACCTTTTTTCTTCTTGAGTGAGTCAAGCACTGGCTTCATGTACATAAACTTTTTAGGCATTGGCGTGTTACCACACATATACTCTTCAGCCGCAGCATGTGCGTCCGTTCCGTAACGCATGGCTTTTGTCTCTTCTTCTACATAGTCTTTAGCTATCTTTACGTGGTAAAATTGTTTTGGACATTGTTCAAATGCTTTTATTCTACTGAACGACCAAGGCGATATACTCATTAATTCTACCTCAGTGCACGTTATCATCTATCATAGGTCTATGTACTTCAACAATATTACCTTCGCTTGTTAGTTGTTTTATCACGTTATTTGCCCCCGAGTTAAAACCACTACGGTATCCCTGCTCAAATAAGTTTTTTGGGAGTTTCTTGTAGTCTCTACTCATGCGTTTTAATACTCTAAAATCGTTAGGGAATTTTTCTTTAATATGTGCGATTAATTTATCCCACTCATTGTTAACATCTTCTTGAGCATCATATTCCAACGCTTGTACTTTTTCATCTTTAGTCATTTTGTTATCTTTTTTCATTATTCACAGTCTCCATAGTTTTTACCAATCCCTGACTCGCAGTCAATCGGTAGTTTTTGTATTCCTTGAGCCCATATGGGTGCAGTTCGCATACATTCCTCTGTATATTTACGTGCATCTTCTACTTCTTCATCCCGTACACAACACACTATCGAGTCATGGACTGTAAGAACTACACGATATTTCTTGCTGATTTCTAACATTTGTTCACCAATTATGCAACGTGCGATGGCTTGGCATATGTTCTCCACAACCTTACCACCATATATCTTTGTGCGACCTCGCCTAGTTTGATAGTGAAAGTCCATGCCCTCATCTGTTTGGTCAGCTTTTAAATCTTCGTATTTCATCTGCAGACCTGATGGCAGTTTTAAAGAATAGTATTGAGGCAGTACTTCTATTGTGCTTTTAGGAAACGTAAACCCTTCGCCATTGACCATGTTCTTCAACATATGTTGTGCATTTCTCCATAACTGGCTAATCTTCCAGTTGGTATCACGATAGATACCAATGACACGCCTAGCTTCTTCCAAACTCATATCAAACCCAAACGTCTTAAGCTGTGCTTGGAACTTCAATGCTCCCATGCCATAGCCTGCACCCAGTATAGTTGTCTTACCAACGAACCTCTGTTCCTTTGTAATATCTTCTTCGGGTACATCATAAATACGAGATGCCATCTTCTTGTATACATCCTCGCCTTTTGCAAATGCTTCTGTTAAATCGTCCTGCTGTGCAAACCATGCCAATACCCTTGCCTCAATCTGTGAAGAGTCTGCTTCAACGAGTGTATGGCCCTGTGGGGCTATGATACTACGCTTTAACTTCTTACCATGTGTTCCACGGCTAGGTAGGTTTTGTAAGTTTATTTTGTCGTCACCACCCCAACGCCCAGTATGGGCTGCGTAGTATCTAACGGGAACAGGTAGCAGCCCACGTTTAGATATATCTATAAACCTCTTAGTACGTGTTTCCTCAAGGGTACTTTTGGTACCCAAACGTGCTGATACCAAAGCTCTGACCCTTTCATCTTCATGGTCTAGCAAGGCATTGAACTCTTCATCTGATTTAGCAAAGGCAAATGTTTCCTTGCCAGTTGTCGGACTAATCTTCATAGGGGGCTTCACGCTAAATGATTTAAGCACCTCTGCAAACTTGGGGTTGCTCATCAAATCATCTTTATCAACTCCTGCCTTTTCAAGCAGTTCTTCTTTGTGGTCACGTGTTTCTGTTATATGTTGTTCGAGCATCCCAGTATCTAAATCAAGCACTGGGTCTACAAACATACGCAACGTTAAGTCTATCAGTTTAAACTCTTTCTTTGGAAACCCACGACCCATCAACGTAAATAATTTATACGTTAAGTCTACGTCATTGACACAGTAGTCACCAAACTTACTCAGTTCTTCCTCTGAAAAGTCTTCCCTTCTCTTGCCAAGCGTATTGAGTATCTCCGTTCCCTTCTCTCCGATTCTATATTTCTCGGCAAGTGCACTAAGACTTTGGCTAGTCTCCACACCAAATAAAGCACGAGCAATGCAAAGAGTATCGGTAAAAACTTTCGGGTTGATTCCAAACTTCCAATTAAGAATAGCACCATCAAACATAGTGTTGTGAGCGAGTACCATAGAATTTCCAAAGTCAAAGCTTTCGAGGTAATTTTTAATTTGTGCATGATTTCCACTAGCCCATTCAGTTTCCCTACTATTTACTTTTACGCCAACTCCTATGGCTTCAAAGCGTGGGTCTCGGACATATTCCTCTGTGGTTAATTTTTTTAATGAATAATCCTTGTCATAGTAGGTTTCAAAGTCAAGCGTTATTAAATCCATTACTCTTCCTCCGCCATAACACATTCATACTCAATGCCTGCATACGCCATCCTATCTACATAGTGGTCTCGCTTTGTAGGACTAATCTGACCTCTCGAAAGCTTTGTGCATGTATGAAGCAACGCTATATCTCGTGCCGACAAATCATGACCCGTGATAGCGTTAAATATTTTTGCTATGTGCTTATGGTTTGCTACGGCATCACCATAATCCTTTGCTCTATCGCCACCCGTCAATTCGATTGCTTCTTTAAGCAGCTGCATGCGGCTATCGTTAAGCTCTTTCTCTATAACGTGTTTAGGTGTACCTATAGACTTAAGTGCCCGGCTTATAACCTTCAAGCTTACCTTTGTAGCCTTTGATATTTCTTCGGCTGTGGCTAGTCTATTATCTAGCATGTACTTCCATATTTTTATTTCATCTTTTGTCATTCAATTCTCCCGTTAATTTTTAAGTGTAGGGTCACGTGTTATATCGAAAGGAGGAATACACGCCCCTACTGCAGAGGATTAATGGTATGAGTAAAACCAAGGGCTCTCACTGCTTACCCCACAGAGTGTCAAAACAAATCCTATAATGGATAGGGATAATACCATAAAACCCCATTCCCTACAAAAAAACCACTCCGTATTCTATTTAATTCCATATCTTATTGACCTACGCATTTTTTTATCTTCCTTAACTTCTTCGACATTCCATTTCGTTATCCCGTTGTTATCAATCGTATCTATGACATCAAGTGTAGTATTGTTAAATTTTTGCTGTACATACATTAAAGTGTCATCGTACTCATCACTAGGTGTGGGATAATCATACGGTACAAACTTACTTAAATCATACACCCAACGAGCCATTTCTAACTTCTCCTCAAAAAACGGCTCGTTTTAAAGCCCGTCAGAGGGGTGAAACAATATGCTCGTGGGTGATTATACCCCCTAAAATCGTAAAAAAAGACCATCTGTTCTCTTCTCTCCATTTACGCCACGCCTAACCAAAGTGGCTAATAACTTACCAACATCTCTCATATTCTTCTCATTAACAACCAAAGCTATGCCACCTTGTCTTGCTATTTCATCTAAGTTCTGCCG